AGCTTTTGAAAAAGCATCAGATGCTTTAAGAGATGGAGAAGAATTTACTTACCCAAAAAAAGATGGCTCAATAATTTCTTTTAATTCTTCTTTTCTCAAAGAAGCCGTTCAACAGGAACTTTCACAGTTTACAAATAATTTTTTAGAAGACCCTGAAGAATTATCTCAAAAAACAATACAAGATTTTGGTGATAAAGTTTTGAGTTCCATAGGTTCAGTATCACCTTTGGAGTCTGCTGGAAATATAATTCTTGGACGTTCTGATAATATGAGTGAGGAACAAGCAGAAGAAATACTTGTTTTAACAGTACAAAGAGATGCTCAATCAAACATACGAAAACTGCAAGTTACAGAGGATGAAAATGAACGTGCGGTATTGTTAGAAAGATTAAATAATATTCAACAAATACTAACAAGTCCTATAAATGACCAACAACCTTTTGAATTTAGAACAGGTAATATAGGTAAAACAGCAAACAATACGTTAAATGTAATATTTGATATGCAAATAAAACAATTTAAAGCGATTGGAGAAAAAGCAGTAAATGCAACTATAAAACAAGAAGTGTTAGATGGTCGTGGTGCAAATTTATCTTTGCATTTTTCTAGTGATAAAATAGAAAAAGTTACTCAAGCTTTGATGAAAGATATAAGTATAGAAGAAAAAGATGCTGAAACAAAAAATAGAAAAATAATAAATATAGCTCAAGATACAGGAGTTACACATAAAGAGTGGGAATTTACACTTGAACAGGCTTTTCGTAATGCTAGAAACGCATCTGTTTCTCCAGATTCAGAAGATTTTGGAATGATAACACAAGGATTAAATTTATTTAACTTTCTAAAAAATTATCAAAATGTTTTATCAGACCACACAGATTCTAAACAAAGAGCATTTTTTACAGAATTAAATGAAAGAGTTGATTTTGAACCTTTAGAGCAAGCAATTTTAAACACAAGAAAAGCTATAGAAGACCCTGAACCTTCAAATGTTTCTCAAGGGCTTTTAGAAAGAGCATACGATAAACTTGCAAAACAAATGGATCCAGGTTTTTTTGGTGGGGATGACCCACTAAATGAAATAGCAGTTAAAAATTTACTTTTACAAAGAGCGCAAGATTACCTTGAGATTGGTGGAGCAAGAAATGCAACAAAAGCATTAGAATTTGCAAGAGAAGATATATTAAATGATTTTATTTTTATTGAAGGTCATTATCAGCAAATAGATGATTTTAATAAAAACACAACTATTTTTACAACAGGCATTGCCGAAGCAAAAAAAATGTTATTAGAAGAGTCTCAAAATAAAGTCACTTTAAAAGTTATTTTAGACCCTTTAGAAGAATATGAAGAAAACGATTTAAGAATTGTAAAAAGCGAGTTTTTAGAAAATTATATACTAACTGACAAAAATGGAAGACCGTTAGATGGCGTTGTTCTAGATGAAAAAGGAAATGAAACTATTTTTAGAAGATTGATTACGATTACTCCACAACAAATAAACGAGTTTGGCACACAAGAAATCCAAGAGAAAAGACAGGAAGAGGAAAATAGAATAAAAAATGCAGTTAAATTAAATGCACAGAAAGATAAGGCTTTTAATTCAACAGGAACTTACGAGCAGCAGCAAGAATATCTAAAAAGCGCAGGAAGGTATCTTGAAATACTTTCTTTAGAAAAAGATGAACAAGGAAACATTGAATTAATTGAAAGCCCATCTGGAAAAATAATGCTGAAAACAGAAAAAATTGACCCTAAATTTGGGTTTATGGAGCGTCAAAGAGAATCTCTGATGTCTAATTAAATGAATGATATTTTAAACACACCGATTAGAAAATCTTTTAGAAAGATACTTGCTGATGAAAAACGGTTCGTTGCAAGACAAGAAAAAATAGCAGAAGAACAAAACAGAGTTGGTTTCTTTGATGCAGCACAAGCAGCACTGGAAAAAGAAAATAGTTTGTATTGGTTTTTAGGTGGTTTAAATAAAGATGATTATGAAATAGATACATCTGACTGGCTTGATGACAAAACATTTGATGAACTTACAGAAGGTTTGCCAGAGGAAAGTTGGGATTATTTAGAAGAATCTGTCAATCTCAAACACGCAAAAGACCTTAGAGTAAAAGCATTAAAGAGTTTAGAGAATGAACAAACACTTCAATCGTATGGATATGGTGGTATTGCATTACGAGTTGATGCAGCTTTAACAGACCCATTTGCAATAGGTGCAAGTGTTGTAACAGGTGGTGTATTAGGCCCAGCTATCTGGGGTTCAAAAGCGACTCGATTAGGAAACGCCTTTCGTGGTGCATTAGGTGGTGCAGCAACCAATGCTGCTATTGAAGGATATCTTGTTAGCCAAGACCCAGTAAAAGACCCTTATGATATTTTGTATGGTACAGCAGCAGGATTGCTTCTCGGTGGTGCGTTTGGCGGTTTGGCAAAAACAGCACAGCCAGATTTAGAAGATGCAATAGTTGGTTTGAAAAAAGCAACAGAAAATGCACAAGTTATTGATTATGCAGAACAAATGAGAAGACAGTTTGGAGATGATCCAAATGTAAAAAATGTGTTAGGTGGAACGGAATTGTCCACTGCTGCGAATAGATGGTCGGATGATAACCAAATACCGAACATGGGAACAAACACAGTAAAGGATTATGATGAACTTGAAGAAGCACCTTTTTCTTTATGGGGACGTTTTAGATTAGATATGATTGGCATATTGAAAAATAGCTCATTAAATACGGTAAGAAAATTTGCGTCTTTGTTTGGAGAAGATGGTCTTGGTTTCAACAAAAATAATGAAACTATGGCACGAACAGCAGATATTAAAAAAACAATTATCTACAACACAGAAAGAGGAAAAGTAGCAGAAGCATACAATGTTGCTGTAAAACAGCAAGCAAAAATAGATAAGGTAAATATTGCAGTAAGAACTTTTACAAATTATCGCACTAAGTTTGGTGAGCAAGTTTCAGACCAAATAGAAAACCCAAGAGCAGATGTTTCAGATGCTGTAAAAAGAGCGTCAAACGCAATCGCGCTATCTTTTAGAGACCTTTTGAGAAGAGCAAAAGCTGCTGGTGTAAAAGGGTTTGAGTCAATACCAGAAAACTTGAGATACTTTACCCATCTCTGGCAACCTCATAAATTTATTGAATTTTCAACACTTTACAAAGAAGAAAATGTAGTTGCGTTGTTAAAAAAATCATTGTTAAACGCAGACTCAGAACTTACAGACGAATTAGCTCAAGACATTGCTACTGGTATGGTAAGAAAAATTAAAAAATCAGAGTTTGGAAAAGACTCTGGATTGGCTCGTATATTTACAACCGATGAAAAAGACATTCTAAAAGATATATTAGTTGAAGAAGAAATACTGACAGAAGACCAAGCACAAAGACTTATAAATCTTTTTGGACGAAAACCTGTTGGAGAACCAGCTAGAGCTAAAAGAAGGTTAAAAATTGATGTAGATGCAGAACTTGCGCTTCCTGATGGAAAAATTCTTCGTGTAAAAGAATTAATGAATAGAGATGCAGAGCAAGTATATGATACTTATGCACAACAATTATCTGGACGCATTGCACTTGCAGAAATTGGTATAAAATCAGAAGATGACTTTATACAACTGAAAAGAAATATTAACGCTGAAGCCAAAGAAAAAGGTTTAGAAGCAGAGGCAAAAAAACATATTGAAACATTTGAAATATTACATGATTTATTGCTGGGAAGAAACCCATCATCTGCTCCACTTAATGCTAAAGCAGGAAGTAAAACAGCACGAGCAGCAAGATTAATTGCTGATTACAATTTTATTAGATTAATGAATCAAGTTGGATTCCCACAAATTGCAGAACTTGGAAATATTATAACAATAGGCGGTATAAGGGGATTAATTCAAGTTGTTCCTGAATTTGGTTCTTTAATAAAAAGAGCAAAAGATGGTACATTAGAAGACCAAGTTGCAAGAGACATTGTTAATTTTTTGGGTGTTGGTAATGAACGTGCTATTAACCAAGCATTTAATCGTTTCGACCCTGTTGAAAATTATGTTGCTCAAAACACTACTTTTTTTGATAAATCAATAGAAAAAGCTATTTCTTTTATACAGCCTATAAAAAGACTTACAGCAGATGTATCAGGAATGGCCCCAATAACACTTATGTTAGAACGTGCTGCTGCACGAACTGCCATGCAAAATATAACCGATTCGGCGTTTAAATCAACAAAGATTTCAGCTAAACGATTGGCTGGTCTTGGTTTAGATGAAGATATGGCTGAAAGGGTTTATGAAAAAATACGCAAACACGCTGTTACTGTAAAATCACCTTTCTTCAGAAATCAGAAATTACGACAGACAAACATGGAAGAGTGGGATAAAAATCCTGATGGCACATTTGATGCAAAAGGTGCTGAAACCAGAGATGCGTTTACCGTGGCCGTTGTTAGAATGACAAGAAGAAGCATACAGCAAAATGATTTAGGTAATTTAAACAAATATATGACTGGAACAATGGGTAAGTTAATTGTGCAGTTTAGAACCTTTATGATTGTATCCTATACAAAACAAACTTTACATGGTTTAGCTGCTCGTGATTTAAGAGCGGCAGGAGCATTTGCTGCCGTAACCTTATTTGCTGGAGCTTCGTACACGGCTCAACAATATATAAACTCTCTTGGAAGAGATGATAGAGAAGAATTTTTAAAAGAGAGATTAGACATTGCAGAAATTGGTAAAGCTGCTTTTCAAAGAAGTAGTTATGCTTCATTAATTCCTGCTGCTGTTGATACCATGATGCTTTTTTATACAAACGAACCAGTTTTTGCTTATGGCAGAAGCACAGGATTAGCGTCTAATGTAATAAATGGTATTCCATCTGTAGATTTAGCAAACAAGTTAGGTAATACATTATTGGGTGGCAGTAGAGCTTTATTAAATGATGATTTCCAAATTTCTAAATCACATGTAAGGTCTTTAAAATCTTTATTTCCTCTTCAAAACGCTATCGGTATTAATAATACTTTTCAAAAACTTGTTGACATCGCACCAGAATCACAAAGGGTAGAGTAATACTTTATTGACCAATAAAAATAAGGTATAAGAAAGTAAGTAGGAGTAGATATGACAGTCAGTAGCACTACAACAAAAGTCAGCTATAGTGGTGATGGCACTACCTCTGCTTTTGCCTATAGCTTTAAAATATTCAATGATAGTGATTTAGTTGTTATTGTTAGAACAGATAGCACTGGTGCAGAAGTAACTAAAACTCTTAACACCGATTATCTTGTAAGCAATGCTGGTGAGTCTGATGGTGGCACAGTTACCTTTAAGTTTGATACAGGCAACTCTGGCGATAGTAACTACGATACAACAGACAGAAGACCGCAAAGCGGTGAAACGGTGTTGTTAAAACGTGTAATGACACTTACGCAAAACACAGACTATACACCAAATGATAGTTTTCCAGCAGCAGCGCATGAAGAAGCATTGGATAAACTGACTTTTATTCAACAGCAACAGCAAGAAGAAATCGACAGAACATTTAAGTTTGCAGAAACCGATACAGGTACAATAACCATTCCAACATCTACTGAAAGAGCCAGTAAATATCTTGGATTTGATAGCAGTGGTGATGTGATAGCAGTTGCTGGAACAGCCGATGTTACACCAATATCTACCTTTGCTGCTACGATTGTGGATGATACCAGCGCATCTGCGGTAAGAACAACGATTGGTTTAGGAAATCTTTCGACTCTTAACACAGTAGGTTCTACACAAATTGATGATAACTCGGTAACAGCAAGTGAATTTAATATATCTGGCAATGGTACATCTGGTCAGTCTATTGTTTCAGATGGTGATGGTTCTTTTAGTTATTCAACTATTTTTGGTTTGATATCTGGTGTTGTTCTTCCTTATGCTGGTACATCTGCTCCCACAGGGTTTTTATTGTGTGGTGGTCAAGCTGTCAGTCGTACAACCTATTCTGATTTGTTTGCGATAATTGGAACAACCTATGGTGTTGGTGATGGCTCATCTACATTTAATTTACCAGACTTACAGGGTCGTGTTGTTGCTGGTAAAGATGATATGTCTGGGGCAAGTGCAAACAGGCTTACAGATGCCGTAACTGGTGGTTTAAATGGTGATACATTAGGTGATACTGGCGGTACAGAATCGCATACATTAACAAGCGCACAATCAGGTTTAGTTGGTCACACTCATGCCGTTAGTGCAAGTTTAGAAGCCACTACAGGTGGTGGTTCGGCTCAAACAGGTGTCGATACCTCAGAAGCGGCTTTTACAGGAAATAATGCCGCAGACAATACATCTATGATTAATGTAAGCATTTCTGCTGTAGCATCAGCAGACGCATCCGAAGCACACAATAACGTACAACCAACAATTATTCTTAACTATATTATAAAGACATAGAACCATGACAGTTACAACAACGACAACGACAAATACATACACAGGCGATGGTACAACTACTGCGTTTAGTTTTACCTTTGAAATACTAGAAACAACAGACATCAAAGTTATTGTTGTTACAACGGCTACAGGTGCAGAGTCTGTTAGGTCTATAGGGACAGGAAGTACAAACTATGCAGTAACTGGTACTGGTAATGTAAATGGTGGTACGGTTACGTTTGTTACCGCGCCTACGGCAAGTGAAACTGTATTTCTCATGCGTAATATGGGTTTTACACAACCTACCGATTATCGAACAAATGACCCATTTCCAGCAGAAACACATGAAAATGCACTTGACCGCATGGCTTTGCAAATACAGCAAGTAAGCAGAAGATTAGACAGAGCGTTACTAAGACCAGAATCCGATACCACATCTGGTGCATTGCCACATAACATAGACCTCAAAGGTGGTGTGTTAAAATTTAATTCAAGCAGTGGTGTGCCAGAAGCAGATAGTAGTTTGACAGATGTTGCTACATCATCAGCAAACGGATTGATGTCTAGCAGTGATAAGGCAAAGCTAGATGGTATAGAAGCAAGTGCCACAACAGACCAGACAGCATCTGAAATATTAAGTGCTATCAAAACAGTAGATGGTGCATCATCAGGATTAGATGCAGATTTACTGGATGGTCAACAAGGTAGCTTTTATTTAGATGCAAGTAATTTTTCAGGTCTTGGCACAGTGGCAACATTAAATGTCGGTATTGGAAACAATAACATACCAAAGTTTACAAGCGGTGTCGCAGATGATGACTTCTTGCGTGTAAATGGTACAGCTATAGAGGGACGTTCAGCTAGTGAAGTCTTATCTGACATAGGTGGTCAAGCTTCACTTACTTTTGGAATTAGCAATACTAACGCTGTTAAGATAGATAGTTCATCTGTAGCTGATGATGAATTTGCAAGGTTTACGTCTAATGGTCTTGAGAGCAGGTCAGTCAGTGAAGTTAGGTCGGACTTAGGATTAGCCGCCTCTGCAACGACGGATACAACTGATGCAAGCAACATAGGATCTGGCACTTTACCTAATGCTCGTCTTGACGCACAACTACAAGATGTTGCTGGACTAGCTGTTACAAATGGTAACTTTATTGTTGGTGACGGAGCTAATTTTGTAGCTGAGTCTGGTTCTACAGCTAGAACTTCTTTAGGACTAGGAACTGCCGCAGTATTAGACACTGGGATATCTAACACAAATGTACCTAAGTTTACGAGCGGTGTAGCAGATAATGATTTTCTCAAGGTAGACGGCACAGCAATAGAAGGACGTTCTGCTGCGGAGGTATTGTCAGACATTGGCGCTATTACAGCAAGTTCTACGGATACTTTAACGAACAAAACCATTGATGCCTCACAATTATCTGGCACGGTCTTAGACGCACGACTACCAGCATCCATATCCTCTGATATAACAGGCAATGCTGCTACTGCTACGCTTGCATCCACAACAACAGTAAGTGATAGTACCGCTAATACAAACTTTCCTGTTGTATTTCACGATGAGTCCAATGGATTACTGGATGATACGGGTGCATTACGATACAACCCAAGCACAGGCGAGTTACTTGTACCAAAGCTAACGGTAGCTGGAACAACAACGACTGTTGATACTGTAACAATGAACGCAGCTAACGCTATCATCTTTGAGGGTGCTACGGCTGATGCCCATGAGACTACGCTTACTATTACTGACCCAACGGCTGATAGAACAATCACTCTTCCAAATGCCACAGGTACAGTTTTGCTTGCCGATGGAGATGGTTCTAGCCTTACCAATGTAAACGCAACCACCCTCGATAGCGTCGACAGCACATCCTTTTTACGCAGTGATGCGGCAGATACAAAGACTTCTGGTGACCTAACATTTAGCGATGATGTTAAGGCAGTTTTTGGTACTGATAGCGATGCAGAATTATATTTTGATAACACAAATTCAGATTTAATTTTGAATATGTCAACAGATTCAGATTTCATGGTAATGCACGGAACTGAAAAAATGATTGTTGCTAATAATGATAGCACAGTTCAATTATATCATAATAATTCAATTAATTTAGAAACTAGTAGTAGCGGAACTGTTTTTTATCATGGAATATATATTCTTACTGGTAAAGTCATTCAATTTGAGGGTTCTACAAGCAATGCTAACGAAACCACTCTCACTGTCACCGACCCAACGGATGATAGAACCATTACCTTACCTGATAGTTCTGGCACTGTTCTCCTAGACACAGGCGACCAAAGCATAACAGGAGACCTCACTCTTACCTCAACAGATGCTGGTACTACAAATGACCCTCAACTAGTTCTTTACAGAAATAGTGCTAGTCCGACAGTAAATGATGAGATAGGTGAAATCATTTTCAAGGGAAGAAATGATGCTTCTCAAGATGTAAATTATGCCATCATTGAATCAAATATTGTGGATGAAACTGATGGTACAGAAGATGGTGGTCTGAAATTCAGATTAAGAAATAATGGTGCAGATACCTTGTATCTTAACATGACTTCTTTCTTTAATGTTTTTTATCAACACCTACTTTTAAAAAATAGAAATATAATATTCGAGGGTGCGAATGAAGATGACCACGAAACGACCCTCACTGTCACCGAACCCACAGCAGACCGCACTATTACATTACCTGATGAAACAGGCACTGTTGCAACACGAGAGCAACTAGCAGGGGATGCTACAAATGGTGCTGGTTTTGTATCTGATGAAATAGTTAGTAGACGAGTATATTCTTCAGGTACAAGTGCAATTATTAGCAAAAGATATGAAAGTGATGCCACAGGTAATTCAAATTATGTAACAGCTGGAAGCCCACAAGGGGGTTTTATTTCACAAATAACTTTAACCAGTAGACGAGCGTATTGTTTACCATTAATTATTCCTGGCACTGATGCAGATACAACAACTAACATTGATGGGTTTGTATTTCGCACTGGTTTTAGTGGAACAGTAAATGCTCAAACAATGCACATGGGGATATATACCATGAATAAATTTGGATATCCAAGTCAACGTGTATCGAGGGCATCTGGTTCTACTGGAACAGCAACAAGCACAAGGATTACTCTTACACCTGATGTTACTGCTTTAAAGCCTGGCAGATATGTAGCCGTGTGTGGTGTTTTTAATACATCTAATACTAACAGTTGTATAATTACATCTAATTTTGCAAGTACAAGTGCAAGTGGAAGTTTTTTTCAAGATGCTTTTAGTTATTCCGCGATTTCAGTTTTTCCTAAAGTTTTTTTTATTATAAATGGGTTGATTGATACATCAACAGAAGCAGATGTTTTACCAACAAGTTTTGCATCATCTTCTCCAAGTGAAAGTACTGATATATCTTCAGCTCCTTTGCTTTCTTTTAGACTTGGTGATACATATACTGGAGAATAAACTATGCCATGCCGAAATATAGAAATGACTGTTGCTCTTGATGGCACATCAACAAGCATATCAGTACCTTTAGATTGGGAAGAAATACGCTATTGGAGAGATTATGCTTTGATTTTGTCTGATATTTTTACAAATGGTGATCGATGGGATGATTTAACTGATACTCAAAAAACAGAATTAAAAACATTTAGACGTACACTTAGAGATATTCCACAAACGTATTCCAATGCAGAAGATGTTATTTTTCCTGTCAAACCATCTTGGTTAGCAATAGACGTTAATGACGCTATTTTTACTGGTGAATAAATGGATAAATTAACAGCGCATGAAATGATTTGCGAAGAGCGTTACAGAGGTTTAGTTGAGAAACTAGAAGACATGAATAAACGTATGTGGCGATTAGAAGGTCTCACAATGGTATCAACAATCGCAGTGGTAGGAGCAGCCGTAACGGTTGTTACGCTGATAGTGTAATGGTTGACCCAGTAAGTGCAATAGCGATAGCTGGTACTGCTTTCAATGC